TAATTCATCCAGAACAATGTCTTCACATACGGTTGTTTAGTGATTGCGTCAATGCTTGTTCCAAGTTCTTGTCCAAGTCGTTGAAGTATTCTTGTCCATGTGAACCATTCGTTATCTTTAAGTTCGCTATCGCTTGTCTTTGATTCATCATCGTCCGTATCGTCTGGATTGCCAATATAGCGTCGTTCCGCTTCGATGATTCGCGCAAAAAAAAACCGAAGAAGTTCATGAATTCTTCGCCGTCGAATTGTTCCTTGAACGCTTTGTATCGTTTGTCATTCGGATTCAACACACGACCACGGTCGTCTTCTTGACAATACTCGAATCCTTCTTCGACATAACAAATCGCGAGTGCCTGAACTGGATCACTTGCCACGTCGTCGATTAGTTTCAAGTCAATGATTTGTCCAGTGCTAATCAAACGGAAATCTTTTTCAAAGACATATCGCTGACCGTTGACCGTCACTTCACCAAGCGGTTCGGAATAATTGTAATTCGCAATCATTCGCGTCAAGTGACCAGACAAACGTTGAACGTCTTCGATTGCAAGTTGCTTGACCTTGTTGACCTTCATTCCTGAAAAGATTGAAATAAGCTGACATTGAAAGTCAAGCATTTGAAACAATTCATCGTTTTGCTTTTCCTTGATGACTTCAGCTAACATCAACCATTTGACAAGCTGGTCAGGTTTGCATTCGTGAATCGAAGCTGGTAATTTTATTTTCATATTCTCAAAGTGTTGTATTTCCCTTTCGACTTGTTGTTCTTCATGGAATTCCACGCAAGCGCCAACGACATCACACCGTCGTCGTGTAGTCCAGTCGGTGCGCTATATTGAACGTTCCTTGTTTTCGGATTGTAAATGTAAGTAAAACTTTCAAGTTCGTCAAGCAACCATTTGACATCGTTCACACGAATCGATTGTTGTTCGAACGAAAGCGCAAGGTCTTCAATCAATATCGGTTTCGACTTCGATGTGGTCACGAATGGAACGACCTTGTTTCTCAATGTGTTTTGAAGCATTTCGAAGAACACGTCGCCTTGGTTGTTGACTTCGACCGTGGTGATTGCGTTGAAGCTTCGAATCAAGTTCGCAACCTTGTCAATGATTCGCGACCAGTCATCGTGTCGCCAGCGTTCGACATGAACCATGTGACCATGTTCGTTCAGGATTGTCAACACCGTGTAATCGTCAGCGCGTCCGATGTCAAGACCGCCATACATTCGCGATGTTCGTTCACCTTGACCGATACACGACGACACACCCTTGAACAAGCCACCAGCGTTGTCCATGAATTCCGCAAGGTATTCTTGACGAAACACATGGTCAGGCAATGACCGCTTGCGTTCTTCAAGTTCCTTCGGATCAATCATAGGATTGTCGAAGCTGGTGAAATGAAAATATCTATAACGGTCGTCGTAATTTTGCTGAAGACACACCCGGTGAAAATGATTCTTTCCTTTCGGTGTTGAAATGAAGATGACCTTTTTTCCTTTGACCAAGACCGTCGCTGACAATACTTCGTCCCAAAGTTCAGGACGTGTGAACGCGAATTCATCGACGACCATGTAGTCGAATGTGTTACCTCGAATGTTATCTGGTCGTTCACCTGAAAAGAATTCAATCGATGAACCGAACCCGGTGATTCGCAAATCGGATTTGTTGAATTCAAACAATCCTGACTTCGCGACGGCGCGTTCAAGTTCAGCGAACACCTTCTTTCCTTGTTTGTAAACTGGTGTCACCCAAGCAATCGTGCAACCACGGTCGTTGATTGCCCACCAAAGAAGTTGATTGATTCCGAGCATTGTCTTTCCGAATTGCCGTCCGATGTTCAAAGCGAAATACTTTTCTTTTCCTTGGTTGATTGCTTGATGAATTTCAAGCTGGTGTTTGTGCGGTCGATAACCTTTAATCGTTGACATCGAAATCGAATCTTTCAACCGTTCGTGTTTCGACTTGTTGGCGGTCGTGCATTCCCAGTTTGTTCTTTGCGTAGAAAATTCCCTTGCCTTCGTTTGCGACGATGTCACGCGCCAACGCATTGAAATCGTTGTCAATTGTTTTTATAGTGTTCGACAATGGATGCGTTTCGTCCTTCATCGCGTCGTACCAATTCGTTCGTTTATAAAAGTCAAAGTGTTCCCTTCGAAGCCAGTGAAGAAGAAAATAAGACACGGTCGGAATGTGACGTTCCTTGACTTGCTTCACGCCTGAATTCGTGGCGATTTCTTTTGTCGAAGAAATACAAAAGTCGCAATAACGATAAGCCATTTCAAGCAATTCATCTTTGTCGATGTTGCGGTGTTTGTTTGCCATAAATATAGTTTCCCTTTTATTATGTAATCTTGTTCGAAATCCTTTCCAGTCCTTTGAATTTATTAAACGGTGTCATTCCTTCACCGTCTTTGATGTCAACCAACAAAAGACCGTTTTCCTTCAGCGAAGTGATGTGAACTTTTCCTTTCGCTTCTTGAACGCGTTGCCACGAAATCTTGTCAAGTCCCCGGTCACGCGCCACGTCAAAAAGATTCCATTGCAAGCATTCAAGGAATTTTCTTGAATACACTTTGCCAGCACCACACGGTTCACCGCGTCGGTTGTTCGTGTAACCTGACCAGTAATGAAGTGCGCCGTCGTTTTGAAAGTAAATGTCTTTGAAGCCAATCATGTCGAATTCAGGAATTGTTCGTTCAACATAGTTCATGAACGCTTCGTCAATGTAGTCGTCCGAACCAAGCAAGATGACCGCGTCGAAGTCGATTTGTTCCAGTGTTCGAATTGCCATGTTCCATTTGTACGACAGCGGTGAATTTTGATATTTCGCCATTGCGAAAATGTCTTGACCTTCAAGGAACGCGCCGTCTTCGTCGGTGCTGTAAATGAAGACCTTGTCGATGAACGGCATTCGTTCGATACATTCGGCGACCGTGTTGTGTCGTCCGTGCATTGCGGTAACGGTGATTATTTTCATTTGTTGTTGCTTCGTGTTATTCGTGCTGGATTGCCGACAAGAACGGTGTTCGGTTCAAGCGGTGTTTTTTTTGTAATTACAGCGGACATTCCGACCATACATTTTGAAGGTATCGTGACGCGCTGGTGAATCGTTGCGTTCATTCCGATGTTGGTTTGTTCGTGTATTTCCACGAAGCCACCGATGACCGCGTGCGGTGAAATCGTCACGTCCTTGTGAATTATTGAATCGTGACCTATGTGAACGGTCTTCATGATATACGCGCCGTCGTCAATGATTGTCGGTCGTTGTGATCCAGCGTCAATTGTTGCGTGACCATGAATCGTGACGTTGTTACCGATGACCACACCGAATCCGTTTTGACCTTCGTGTCGTTTCGATTCCGCTGGTGCGCCGATTATGCAAAACGCACCGATTGTGACGTTGTGACCAATCGTGACACCCGGATAAATTATTGCTGTTTCGTGGATTTCAACCATTCTTCAATGTCTTGTCGTGTTGTTGTTCTTGTTGCTTTGAATCCAAGTTGATTCGCTTCGCGTCGAAGTTCGCCGAACGTCTTTTGTTTCGTTCCAACGAAGTGAAGTTTCGGCGGTTGTTCCTTCATGTGCGGTTCATTGTTTTGTTCACGCACCGCTGGACGAATCTTGTCTTTGTTTTGGTTCAGCTTGTCCATTGCGATTCGAACACACGTCGCGCACGCTTTGTTCAGTTTGCCGAATCCAAGCGCTTTGTAGTGAACGCAAAGTTCTTCTTTCAAGCTGTCGTCAAGATTCGCATATCGATGACGACCAAAGTTTTCAAGCTGGTGTCGAAGTCCGTTACTTATATTCATATATCAAAATTAAATCGGAAATAAGATAGGCAACGAAGGCGAATGGAATCATTGACCAATCTGTGCAAAGATAAATAGCCAGCGCCGTCCAAAAGGACAAGCATGACTGACAATTGAATGGTTTTGTATTCGGTAAATTAAAGGACATTAACGCCCTTGCAATCGCCACCGCAATAATCGTGTAAATCATTTTTAAATTGTTTTATTGTTTTGTGAATCGTGTCAAGTGAAATCCCGGTCAGTTGCTTGATGTCCCTGAATGTCATTCCACAAAGGTGCATTTTTGTGATTTCCTTGATGAATGGATCACCGTCGTTCGAATGAAGATATGCGTCAAGCATTTCGCTGAATTCATTGTTCGAAGGTGAATCGTGTGAATCAATTACGTCGTTGATTGCTTCGCCGTCGCTTCGGTAAAGTCGCCAGAATTCCGAACGTTGCCAGTTCCATTGATTGTAAGCGAAGCGAGCGAAAACAGCTGGAATATCGGAAACATGAAAGTCAAAGCGGTTCATGAGAATAAACACATGACCAACCAAATCACCCTGAAGTTCGTGGTTCGAAGTAATTTTCCGAGCGATTTGATAAGCTTCATGTTTCCAGAATTCCATTGTACTAAAGTATAAAATAATTAAACCAAGCGATGAAAAATTCTTGACCGACTGGTTTTCCTTGCATGAATCGATACAGCATTGAGTAATTGACCTTCATGTCTTCGGACAAGTGTTTCATATTGTAACGCTTATTCAATTTCGAAGTTGTCATCGTTCTCATGTAGTCAACCACATTGTTGTCATTAGAAAGGTAAATCGTCATCGTCTTCATTTGCTGGTGTTGGTGTTGTTTGTACTGGTTGACTTGATAGCGAGATTGACCACGCTTCGACGGTGTTGAAATACTTCGTGACACCTTCAGGTGAATTCCATTCACGACCACGAAGGTTGTAACTGACTTCGACAACGTCACCTTTGTTCAGGTTCGCGACAAGGTCACATTTGTCATTCACGACTTGAAAGGTCAAGAATTGTGGATATTTTTCATCAAACGTTTTGATTGTGAAATCTTGTTTTCGGAATTTGTCCGAAATGATTTGTAAAGTTGTCACGTTGACAACCGTTCCTTTTTCTTTGCTCATGTTATTATTTATTTAAGTTTACATTGTTGTCCTGAAGAATGGCATGGAATGATTCCCGGATTCGTTCAATCATATTAAATTCATCTTCATTTAATTCGTGGTATTTCCAAAGATTTCGAAGTTCGTCTTTGATTTCCCATAGTGCATTGTACATCGCACTTGCATTGACCACCAAATCGAATTCGTGTTGGTCTTCAGGCAGGTTAAATTCTATAGTTGCTTTCATGATTGCGTATCGCGATTTTTGATATATGTATCGGAATAGTATTGTTTCGCGTCACCATTGCAACCTTGATTAAATTCGCCACGTTCATAAGCTTCAGCGATTTGTTCGTGTTCCATTTCAATCGCCTTGTCAAGAATTTTCGACACCCACGGCAATTGATTCGCCATGACTTTCAATGAAAGCTGTTCGATTAAGTAATTTGTTGCGGTTTGTTTCATTTGTTGTTTAATTTAGTTATTCTTTCAATGTAGTATTCCGTCGCCAGATGACAACGTTCAATCATTTGTTGTTCAAGTTCCATGTCACGTTCAAAAAATATCGACGTGATTCGCTTCGCTGGATCGATGTGGTCAACCTTGTGAAGTGTTTTGTCATCGTATTGCGTAAGGAATTCGTCCCACGTTGAGACCATGCAATAAACAAGTTCGAATTCAGGTTTGTCGTAAAGATACATATACGCACGACCTTGCCATTCATAATCTTTCGCGTCGATGTCTTCAGGCAATTCCGGGAACGTGTCAAGCGACCAGCTTGTTTTGATGTCAATTATTGATGACACCGTGACAATGTCACATTCACCAGTCATGAAGTCGTTTGTTTGCCGAATATCGTTTTTCTTGAAATCTTCGAATCGAACCGCGTTCAATAGCTGAATGGATTCAAGTTCTTGATTCGTTCCTTTTTCAAGATAACGATTCACCAGCGGTGAAGTGTAACCGAAGAAATCTTCTTTCGCGATTTGATTAATATAACTTTTCGCCGTTTGTGACAACACGTCGGTTTTCGACCGGGACGTTGTCATGAGTTTACCCATTTGTGAAGCACGCCATTTCATAATTCTAATAAGTTTAATTTAACATGAGACCAAAAAATGAAGTCACGCGATTTGATGTCAACGTCCTTCATTAATTCCTGAACAAGAATCAACGCGCATGATTTCCTTGCCATGAATGTTTTCACCTTCGAATCGTATTCGATGAATTCAAATAAGTCAAACAAATACCTTGCGCGTTCTTCAGCGGTCATTTCTTTCATTTGTTTAACAATGGATGTTTCGCTTGTTCTTCAGTCAAAGAATAAGTTGCTTTCAATTTCTCAATTGTAAACTTTCCTTGTTGAATTGCCTCAATCGCGTTGATGAATCGATTGTTGTCCAGTGTCGGTTTCGTCGTTGGCTTCGAAGCTTCGTGTCCGTCGTCGTCGATTGACTGAAGCGACAAAAGTGACTGAAGCGTTCCACGACGAAAATAGGTTATGCACGCCAGCGTTTTTTGTGGATCAACGATATTGACTGGAATTTCCATGCATGATTCAATTGATTCACCTGAATCGATGTCAATGATTTGTGTGAAGACAAGATTCGCTTTGACTGGTTGCAATAATATCAATCCATTCGCCAACAATATCGGTTCAACCGTTTCCAGCAATGAATTGATGTCAGCGTATGTTTTTTTGAAATGTGGATTCGTCGCGTTCTTCGCTACCTTTCCGATGTGTTGCTTCGCTTGATGAAGCTTGTGAAACAATCCCTTCGGTGCTTCAGGTGTGACTTCTTCAGTCACTTTTCTTGTTGTCGCCATAATTAAAGAATTAAAATTTTACCAAAGATAAACAAAGTTTTCATTCGTAAAACAAAATTCAGTTATTTTTAACAAATTCATCAAACCATTCCACGAAGGTGTCGAAGTCACGCGAAATCATGTACACACCACCAGCGCGTTCGATTGATTCTTGGTATCGCTTTTGTGCGTCGCTTTGACGGTCTTTCCCGACCTTGACTTCAATCTTGACTGAACGTCCACAAATAGTCGCTGAAATGTCAGCTGAACCAGCCGTGGTTGTTCCTTTCGTCCACGTCACACCGATAAGTTTTCCGTCCGTTCGTTTGTTTTCCCTTGCGACACCCATTGTGTTGATTCTTTCCGCTTGATAGCCGTTGAACTGGATGAACGATGTGATTGCCTTGGTCAATCCATTTGCGGTCTTGTCGTCCCATTTTTTCTTCACGAAGTAAGCTTCAGGAAAAGACGGATGTCTTTCAATGTCATTCGCCAGCTTCAGCGCGTCAAGTCGTTCTTTATTTTCTTTCTTCATAATCCACAATAACCAGAATCACATTCATTGAAATCATTTTCAAATAAATCAATTTGCAATTTATAGTTTTTAATTTTATCGTAAGTTAGTCCAGTAACAAATCCACCATTTTGTGAAACATAACCCATTGTTCGTTCTTGTTCAGCAAACCATTCAAATTTTGACGGTTCTTTTTTGCTCATGTAATTCAATAACAATGGATTTCGATGAAAACAACCCACACAATTATTCAAATAAGCAAAACGAACTGGTTTATCAATCCAAAAACTTTCAATTGTGTCTTTCATAATTTGGTCATCAATTAACGGAAAAACTGGTTTTTGATATTTCATTTTTTTCCATTTGTTATTTCCATTTTCATGCTTTCCGATAATAAATTTATCATAAGAAAAACCATCTTCTTCAGTTCTTTCAATCATATTTTTCATTCTTCTTATTTCATTCGCACGAAATCCGATTCTTGTTTCAATAGGTTCTTTTATATTTTCAAACCAAAAATTTTTTATCGGTTCAATTTTCATTTCAACCGTGCAAAAACGTTGCATTTTATTAGGTAGATATTTTTTTTCACCTCGAATAATTATTTCATCAAAACTTTTTCCAGTTACCCAATGTATTTTTTTCCCTATAAATTGTTCAAGGTCTAACATTGTATAAATTATTTCGTCTTGTTCAAGTGTTCCGATAAATTCTTGACCTATTTTATCACTTACAATTTGTCGAATTTTTTCATCTGGAAAAATACATTTTTTGTCAATGGTACGAACCAAAGCAAACACGTTGTAATCAGCTGGATAATGAACAGCTAAAAAACTTGATGTTTTACCACCACTTATGGAATTCATTGTTTTCATTGCAATCCTTTGATTTCAATCCACAACGTTCCACAAATTCCGATGACCACGCAAGCGAGCGCACCCCACCAACCAAAGAAGTAAATTGCACCCCCCCAAACAAGGACAAGGATGACAATGATAAAAATAATTAAATAGTTAAACGTTTTCATATATTCATGTTAAAATGGACAATCGTTTTTAGGTGTGAATTCGTTCGCTGGTGAACCTTCGGACAAGATAAAATAACGACCAGAATGGTTGTGACCTTCGGTGTATTTGTACCCTTTGAAATTCGCGTATTCCTTCACCCATTTTTTGAACTTTTGCGTTGACAAGTCCCGGAATGAATTTGTTTCCTTTTGAAATTCCTGAAGCTTCGCTTGATTGTAGTGATATATTTCAAGTTCAAGATTTCCTTCACGAACGAATTCATAAAAGTCCTTACAAGTTGATTGAATAAAACGCTTCGTGTCAGCGTTGATTGATGTGGTTGCGGTCAATCCTTCGTTCAGGTATTTTTGAACGTTCGAAATCATGTAGTTGTCAAATTTTGACCAGTCATCTTGTGACCAAGAATCAAACAACAAACGACCGTATTCTTTCAACGGCGAATGTTGCGCGTTGAAATACTGAAAAAATTCAAGTTCATGTCTTCGTCGGTCGTGACTTGATCCAGCGCCAGCAATAACATAATTCGTTGTTATGACAATCTTCGGTGAACGTTCGAATGGAATATAAATTTCGTCTTTGTTTTTTCGGTTGACCGTGATTCCTTGTGACACCACGCTGAACAATTGCTCAAAGTCGAAGTTCTTTTTAACGTCGTCGAATGCGAGAATTTGCGTGTCAAGGTTTACACGCTGATAAACGAAGTCATTCTTCAAAGAATTAAATTGCTTTCCGTCCACGGTCACAATGTTCCTGAAGTAACCGATTGCCGTCAACATCAATGACTTTCCTGAACCACCATTCGCGTTGTCGTTGATTTCTTGGTCATTGAAAATGATTGCCTTTTGTTCGGTCTTGTCTTTGTATGTGTGCATTAAATATCCAAGTGTTGTTTCAAGCGCAACACTTCGTGTCTGGTCTTGATTCGAAACCTTCGAAATGAAATCTTGAAAGTCATTCTTGTGGTCATCCAGTTGAATGAAGTCCCGGTTCAAGATTTGATTTTCCCAAATGTAACCGTTGACATCAATGTAACTTTTTAAGCTGACATCCTTCTTCGTGATTGTGACAACGCCGTTCTTGAATGGAATGAACGATTCCGTCTTGTTGTCCTGAAGCATTTTGACATCAATCGAATCAATCATGTTCAGAAAATTTTCGCTGAATAGATACGTCGACCGGGAACAATAATTCCACACACTTATTTCACCGCGTTTTTCAAGGTATTTCAAAACGAAATCTTTGATTTGTTCCACCGATGACAAACGAACCTTGTTTTCATTGACCACAACGAATGTCGGTGACAACGCGCGTTCAGGATAGTATTTGCCGAATCCATGTTTTGAAAGAAAAGCTGAATAATTATTCGGTTCGATTGAAATCTTTTCCCCGGCCTTCAATTGTGTGATTGTCCAAAAAACGTCTTGATTGTTTTCAACGTCGCTTTTGATTTCTTCGATTTGTTCTTGGTCAAGTCCAAGCGCTTCAGTAATGTCCTTCGTGGCAATTCCTTGACGAATTTTTATCTTTGCCTTGGTCAGCTTTTCATTGTCTTCGAAATACTTTGATTTGAAGTCAGCGGTTCGATACGCGCTTTTGATTGTGTTCCCCAGTTCCGCTTTCGTGAAGTCAGTCGACACGAATTGTTCAAGGTGATATTCAGCAACGTCGCGTGTGATTCCGTATTCACACAAACAAGCGGAAAGCTTGAAAATGTAATTGTTCCGATTGCCTGAATTGAATTCACCACCGAAGTCGAACTTCATGATTCGTTCAATTATTTTTGATTCATCCACTAATCGACATACTGGTGGACGTTCAAGGAAAACGTGTCCACGTTCTTGGTCAATGGTCGTGAATTCATCGCAAAATTCGTTCATGTAAGCGTCTGGATCATACGATTCGAAACACACCCTTGAAACGTTTTGACTGGATGTATCGAAGTAATCGGAATTCAATTCAATTTCCAGTGCTTTGAATCGTCGCTTGTGTTCTTCTTTCGTTGACTTCGTAATCTTGACAACAACCTTCAGTCCTTTATTCGACGGTGAAGTGAAAACCATGTAAACAAATGGCAATGATTTGAACCGTTGCTTGTCTTGGTTCATTGTTTCTTGGTCAGGATAGTCGTCGAAGTCCAAGATACACAACCCGGAATGTTCAATCAATCCGTTGTCGGTTCGCTGGTTGAATGTTCCGTTGAACATAATTGCAAGCAATGAATTTTTCAATGAGCGATAAGCTTCGGTTGATTCGTCCATTTCACGAAGTCGTTTGATTTTCGAAATAAGTTCTGGATAACCATTCTTGATTCGATTGTAAACTTCGACCACGTTCATTGTGAACGGTGTTTCTTTTGCGTTAAATAAAGACCTGAATACCGATATATTTGGAATCATTTGAATATCACGAAAAAAATGGG